AGTCTACCCCCTATGAGTAGAAGCCAAGCTAGTGAATGGCAAGCATTTTTTATGCAGTTAAATGGTAGCTTTGGCACTTTTTTAATGGGCGACCCTGATGCGATAGCATTAGGAGTGCAAGGAACAATAGGCAATACTGTTGCTGTAAATGGCGCTCATTCTATTGGTGCTTACTCAGTTACGATTGACGGAGCTGATACCGATGAATCAACATTATTTAAAAAAGGCGACTATGTACAATTTAATACAGGTTCCTCAAGTAAGTTACACATGTTAATTTCAGATGTAGCTTCAGACGGCTCAGGAAATGCGACTTTAGAAATAGAGCCAAGCTTAAAAGTTGCACTAGCGAATGATGCAACGATTGAATACACTAGCCCAAAGGCAGTTATGAGAATGAGCAATAATGATTTAAGTTGGTCAGCAAACCATATTAGCCTTTATGGAGTTTCATTTACTTGCGAAGAAGTTTTATAAAATTTTTAATAGTTATTTTTATTGCTTTAGTTTGGACAAGCATGAATTCTTATGGCGCAGACTCTACTGTTAACTATAAAAACCAACCACCACCAAGTGCTATTTCGCCTTCACCAAGTATAGGCTCTGGCTCTGATGTTTGTGTGGTTGTTAGAAGTGGTGCTGTGCAAAGTTCAGTTATTGGCATATCTGGTGGTACCCATGTTATTGATAAAAACTGCATTATGTTAAAAAATGCAAGAATGTTAGCATCTCTTGGATTAAAGGTGTCTGCAACGGCTCTTATGTGCGAAAATAGGGCTGTTTGGCGAGCAATGATTATGTCAGGTACACCTTGTCCAATATACGGTAAAATCGGCAAAGAAGCCCTTACAGAGTACATTAAAATTGGAAGATTAAATGAAGACGGAACAATTAATGAAAATTGGTCTGCTACTGGTATTAATATCAAATATATCCATGGCAGAAACCACTACGGACAACCTACTGAATAACGGTAATTTTTCTAACCAATTAAACGGTTGGACAGTAGAAGATACTAATAAAACTAAATACGACAATAATTGTTATGCTGGTGGTACTGATGCTTCTGGGCTATGTAAATCTGTGCGTTGGTCAGGTAATTTAGGTAAAACAATAGCGCAAAGTATAACTGGCTTAGAGGAAGGTTATGATATAGAGCAAATTAACTTATCTTTTACAGCATTAGGTTGTAATAATGAAATAAATAGCAGTACATGGTGCAGTCAAGGAACAGATTACGATAAAGTGCAAGCAACTATAGAATTATCTAATGATGTTTCACGTGAAACATTATATCTGGAACAACAGCTAGATTATAATGACGGAACTGACAATTATAATCTAACAACACAAACACTTGATAATTGGGTAACAGATAACACAAATTTAGACTTTTCTATTACTGGTATAGATACTGGTAACTGGTCTGGCCAATATGGACCGATTGTAGATAATATAGAATTAACATTAGACTTAAAAGAAACAGTAATTCCAGAAGTTATAGTAGAGCCTATAGCACAAACAAATACCGAAGATATTATTGAAGTTGAACCCTTAAATACTGTAATGGAAGGTATAAATTTAGAAACATCTGTTCTTAATGAAGTTGTTTTAGAGATACCTGAAATACCAGAAGTTGAGATTATAGAGGTTGCTGTTATAGAAGACATACCTGTGTTAGATGATTTACCAGAGATAAACGAAACAACAAATGTTGCAGAACCGATTGCAGAAATAAATGATTTGCCAGAAATAGAGGAACTTCCAGAAATAGAAGATATAGAGGTTGTTGAAGATATTGCAGAAATAGAGGAGATAGAAGTTGAAGAAGTGGCTGAACAGAATGACACAAAAGAAGATATAGAACAGCCAGAAGAAGTGGCTGAAAAAGATGTTGAGCAAGATAATACAAATAAAAATGAAGAAAAAGCTGAAAAGACAAAGACTAAAAAAGATGCTAAAAAACAAAAGAAAACAGTAACGGCTGATAAAAATATACCAAAAACTAAAAAAGAACAAAATAAAAAGGCAGATATACCTGTTTTATATACCTTGCTTACATTAGAAG